TTGATATTTTAGGTAGAAGACCAGATTCTGGTGGTGAACATTATTGGGCAACAGAAAGAATTCCAGAATTACTGGACCAAGGTTTAACCGAGCAGGAAGCACGTGAACAAGTTAGAAAAGATATTGCAAGTGGTCCAGAAGCAGTCTACATTGGAAGAGGTGTTATTGCTGAACAGCAAGAACAATATCAAATTACTCGTGAAGTATCGACACCATCAGGAGCTACGGAAGTTAGTACAGCAGTAGAAACTCCAGGTGGTATTCCTGGAAATACTGTTGAAAGATTAAATCAGCAATTGATTATTGCATCATATAGAAAAAATCTGGGAAGAGATCCTGTAGATGAAGAAGTTAATAATTGGTTGGGTCACCTTGAGGCGACTGGTGGACAGATTGGCGATGCTCTGCAAGGTATTGCTAATCATAGTTTAGCACAAGAATATAGATGTCAACAGAGTGGAAGTGATCCTCTTGGACAATCCTTCTTTGTCAACGAAGAGGCTGGTATTTTTGTTACTTCTATTGATGTATTCTTTAGATCGAAAGATGAATCGTTACCAGTTACTGTACAACTTCGTCCAACAAAACTTGGACTTCCAACGAGCGAAATATATCCATTTAGTGAAGTTGTTCTTGATCCAAATCAGATTGTAACTTCTGAGAATGCAATTCTTCCAACTAGAATTAATTTCAAATCTCCAGTATATTTGACAGGTGGAGAGTATCATTCAATAGTATTACTTTCAGATAGTAATGAATATACTGTTTGGATTTCTAGACTTGGAGAAATTGACGTATCTTCTTCTGCAGTAGATTCATCTAGAGAAGTTGTTGTCACTTCACAACCACTTCTTGGTTCTCTTTATAAGTCTCAGAATGGTCAGACCTGGAATCCAAGCCAGTATGAAGATCTTAAGTTTACTCTACACAGAGCAGTCTTCTCTCCTCAAGGAACTGTTAATTTCTATAATCCAGTTACAAATATTGACACAGATGTTTCAAAATTTGTAATTAAGGATGCTGCAGAAATTTCTTCCAACAGAATTAGAGTTGGTCTTGGTTCCACATTGCAAGAACCAGATTTGACTTTTGGAAATACCATTAGTCAGCACGGATCTAATGCAACTGGTAACTATGTTGGTTCTGCAGGAACGGCAACTGGAACTCTAACTATTACTAATTCTGGTATTGGTTATACTCCTTCTTCTGGTTATTTTGTATATTCCGATGTTACTACTAGCAATGTCACTGGAACTGGAAGAGATGCAACTGTAAACCTTGCTATTCAAAATGGTGTTGCTTTGGCAGCAACTATCTCTAACGGTGGAACTGGATATTCTGTGGGTGATGTATTAACGGTAACTAGCGTTGGTATAAATTCCCTCGGAAGAAACATCAGACTCTCTGTTGGCGATATTACAGGTGTTAATGAACTGATTCTCGATAACGTCCAAGGAGATTTCCTTGTTGGATCTGCTGGAACAATGAGATACACCAACAACTCTGGTGTAACCACTGATATCAACGCAAGCACTGGTGCAAACGTCACTATTCCTGCATCTCCAACCAACGTAACTGATGGTCTGCATATTAAGATTAATCAGAAGAACCATGGTATGCATTCTTCTGTGAATAGAGTTCAGGTTGCTGATATTGCAGGAGATATTGCTCCAACGAAGTTGACTGCAAATTATCCCACATCTTCCACTGCAGATATTGTTGTTTCTGACGCAAGTGCGTTTGGAACTTTTGAAAATGTAGGTGTTGGAACTACAAACCTTGGATATGCCAAGATTGGTGAAGAAATTATTTCTTACAGTGGGGTATCTGGAAACACCTTGACTGGTATTACTCGTTCCGTTGATGACACGGTTGCATTTGGTTATGAATCTGGAGACTTTGTTCAGAAGTATGAATTAGGTTCGGTTTCTCTACGCAGAATTAACAAAACTCATAACCTGGCGGATTCTACAGTAACCAATTCTATTGGATTGGATCACTATAATGTCAAACTTGATATGTCTGAAAATGGTGTAGACAGAAGTGTTGGAACAAGTTTCCCCAAACTCTATCTCAACAGCACCAAATCTACAGGTGGTAGTAAGATTAAGTCTACTGAAAATATTCAGTATGAAATTATTACTCCAATTGTTGAAAATATTACTCCTCAAGGAACTAATATCGAAGCACAAGTTAGAACTATTAGTGGAACCAGTGTTAATGGAACTGAAATATCCTATGTTGATAAAGGATTTGAACCAATCACATTAAATGGTGCAAATTATCTTGATTCTCCAAGATTGATCGCATCTAGACTGAATGAGACTAACTTACTGTCAACGTTGCAAGGTAATAAATCATTCACCCTTGCTCTGACTTTATCCAGCACAAACTCGGATCTCTCTCCAGTGATTGACTTGGATCGTGTTGCAATGGTTCTTACTTCAAATAGAGTCAACCAACCAATTACAAACTATGTAACTGATAATAGAACTGCTAATTTAACTGATGATCCAAACGCATTTGTCTATGCCTCTAACCCAATTGCTCTGGAGGCACCTGCAACTGCTATTAAGATCTTTATGGCAGCGAACATCAATAGATTTAATGATGTCAGAGCATTCTATGCAATTGCAAATGAAGAAACTGACCAGTTAATCTATCAACCATTCCCTGGATATTCAAATCTCCTTCAGAGTGGTCAGGTTATTGATAGTTCTCAAAATGATGGTTCTCCTGATAAGTTCTTCACTAAGTCTGATACACTCGCACTGGTTGAAAGTCAAGTAAGATATACTGATCTTGAATTTACAATTGATAATCTGCCATCCTTTAAATACTTTAGTGTAAAACTTGTTGGAACTTCAACTAACCAAGCATATCCACCAAGAATTAAGGACTTCAGATCTATCGCCCTTGCATAATTATGGACTACGCAAAAGTAGAGGGTCACGTAAATCTTGTACGTGACCCCAGTACAAACGCAATTTTAAATGTAAACATGAATGAGTATGAAAGATATATTGCACAAAGAGAAGAAAAACAAAAAGAAGATCATAGAATAGAAAAAATTGAAAGTGAAGTTTCTGAAATTAAATCAAACCTTGACGAAATCAAAGATCTTCTTAAAAATCTATCTAAATGATTTGTATTTGAAGTCGTTCCCTAAATATTACAGGATAAGTTGTAGAAATGGCGCAACCATCATCTAGACAAGAATTAATAGATTATTGCAAAAGGCAACTTGGCGCACCAGTGTTGGAAATCAACGTTGCTGATGAGCAAGTTGAGGACTTAGTAGATGATGCTTTGCAATATTTTCACGAGAGACACTTTGATGGTGTCACTCAAACGTTTTTAAAATATAAGATAACTCAGGAAGACGTTGATAGGGGGAGAGGAAATGTTGGAATTGCAACCACAACTGCATCTACAACAATAGTTGGAACTGCAACTACCTTTAGTTTTGAGGAGAATAGCAACTATCTCCAAGTTCCCCCACATATCATAGGAGTCAATAAAATATTCAAGTTTGATGGTACTAATAGTATCACAAACAATATGTTCAGTGTTAAATATCAACTATTTTTGAATGATATTTACTTCTTTGGTTCTACTGAACTATTGACTTATGCGATGACTAAAACATACCTTGAAGATATTGACTTCTTGCTTTCTACAGATAAGCAGATAAGATTTAATCAACGTCAAGATAGACTTTACTTAGATATTGACTGGGCAAGTGCAGCAGTTGATAGTTATATCATTATAGATTGTAATAGACTTTTAGATCCAAACGATTTTACTAGAGTCTATAATGATTCTTTCCTTAAGAAGTATCTTACAATCTTAATTAAGAGACAGTGGGGACAAAACCTTATTAAGTTCCAAGGAGTAAAACTTCCTGGTGGTATTGAACTGAATGGAAGACAAATTTATGATGATGCTCAGAGAGAACTTGACCAGTTGATGGAAAGAATGTCCAATACATATGAACTTCCACCTTTAGATATGATTGGATGATATGCTTAACCCATTTTTTCAGCAAGGTTCAAAAACAGAGCAGTCTTTAATACAAGACCTTATCAATGAGCAACTTCGTATGTACGGAGTTGAAGTTTATTATATTCCAAGAAAATATGCTACAACAAACACTATTATAAGAGAAGTTGTAGAATCTAAATTTGATGATGCATATCCTCTTGAGGCATACGTAAACACTTATGAAGGATATGATGGTCAGGGAACCATATTATCTAAGTTTGGCGTTCAACCGATAGATGATTTAACTCTTACAATCTCAAAAGAAAGATTTGAAGAGTATATTACGCCACTCACAAAAAATTTACCAGATATTGAACTTGCTACTAGACCTAAAGAGGGAGATTTAGTTTATTTTCCTTTAGGAGATAGATTATTTGAGATTAAGTTTGTAGAGCATGAGAAACCTTTCTACCAACTTCAAAAAAACTATGTTTATGAATTAACTTGTGAACTCTTCAGATATGAAGATGAAGTTCTGGATACTGGAATTGATGAAATTGATGATAATATTAAAGACGAAGGTTATATTCAAACTCTGACTCTTGTTGGTAGTGCGGCAACAGCAACAGCAAATACTTATATTGTTGACGGTGGTGTAAGACTCTTTACACTTTCAAATAGAGGTAATGATTATTCTTCTGCACCAAGAGTTGCAATTTCTTCTGCACCATCTACAGGTTTAACTGCTGTTGGAGTTGCTACAATGATTGGCGATTTAGTCGATTGTAGCGGTGATAAATCCGATTCTAAGGTTCAGGGTGTAGAGATAGTAAATGCAGGTTATGGGTACTCTGTAGCGCCTTCTGTGGCGTTCTTTGGGGGTGGTGGAGCAGGTGCAGCAGCAACCGCTACAATTGGAGATGGTGTCATTGGAATTGTTACCGTCACCAGTGGTGGTTCTGGATACAGCACTGCACCAGGCGTTTCCTTCACTAATGAAGTATTTGAATCTGGAGTCACAACTGCATCTGCAACGGCACATGCATATATCAATGGTGCAGGTATCGTAACCGCAGTTTATATCACAAACGCTGGTCTTGGATATAGTGTTGCTCCAACAGTTCAAATCTCTGCACCAATTGGTTATGGTGCTACTATTGGAATTGGTACGTTTGCTTATAATGAAGTTATTACTGGAAGTGTAAGTGGAAATACTGCTCGTGTAAGAGAGTGGGATGCGACAACAAATACCTTAGAAGTTGCAAATCTTACTGGAGACTTCTCATCGAAAGATATTATTCAAGGTGCAGAATCTGGAGCAATTTATAAGGTTAGAGTTGTCAATACAGACAATATTGTTGACCCATATGCTCAAAATGATATCTTTGAAAGTGAAGCAGATAGCATTCTCGACTTTACCGAACGCAATCCTTTCGGAAATCCATAAATAGTGTATCGTATTGTTTGAACAATGTTTGAGTATTTCTACCACGAAATATTAAGAAGAACCGTCATCGGATTTGGTACGCTCTTCAATGATATTAATATCCGACATACGGATTCTACGGATAATACTGTAAGTGAACTTAAGGTTCCACTTGCATATGGTCCTACTCAAAAGTTTCTTGCAAGATTGGAGCAGGTTGCAGACCTGAATAAACCAACGCAGTTATCTCTGCCAAGAATGTCTTTTGAGATGATTGGATTGAGTTATGATCCTGCAAGAAAAGTAACTTCTACTCAAACATTTATTTCTGCTCTTGAAAGTGATAAGAAAAAGGCAAGAAAGACCTTCATGCCTGTTCCATACAACATGGCATTTGAATTAAGTGTATATACAAAGTTAAATGATGATATGCTTCAGATTGTGGAGCAAATTTTACCATACTTCCAACCCTCATACAATTTAACTATTGATCTTGTTGATCAAATCGGAGAAAAAAGAGATATTCCTGTAGTATTTGAAGGCATTACAATGTCTGATGACTATGAGGGCAACTATCAAACCAGAAGATCCCTAGTATATACCTTAAGATTTACTGCAAAGTCTTATCTGTTTGGTCCTATTTCCGATCCTTCCAAGGATATTATCAAGAAGGTTACTGTTGGATATATTGCAGGAGGAAAAACTCCAACTCCATCAAGAGAATTTACATATTCTACACAACCAAGAGCAACGAAGAGTTATGCAGATAATGTAATTACTTCTCTCAAAGCGGACATTACGGATATTGCAACTGTCCTCCAGGTTAACGATGCATCTTCTATCGCCGTTGGTGGAGTTCTCGTTATCGATGATGAAAACTTCCGTGTTGCATCTAAATCTGGAACTAAGATTACTGTTGAAAGAGGATATGATTCAACAACTGCAACCAACCACGTATTGGGAGCAGACGTTAAACTGATTACTGCAGCAGATGCAGACCTTATCGAATTTGGCGATAATTTTGGTTTTGATGGATTCTAATTTTTATGGCAAACAAGTTTGACGATTTAAATGACGCTTTCAATGTTGCAGGAGATATAGTTCCTGCAGCAACAGAAAAAACTGAAGTTATTCCTAAACAAGAAAAACCAGAAAGACCAGTCGTAGATGATGTTAGGAAAGATTATGAATATACAAGAGGAAACTTGTATTCAATTATTGAAAAGGGTCAGGAAGCAATCAACGGAATTCTTGAGTTAGCTCAAGAAAGTGAAATGCCAAGAGCGTATGAAGTTGCTGGACAACTTATTAAGAACGTCTCTGATGCAACTGATAAACTGATGGACTTGCAGAAGAAGTTGAAGGATGTAGAAGAAGAATCTAAATCTAAAGGACCTCAAAATGTTACTAATGCATTGTTTGTTGGTTCAACTGCTGATTTAGCGAAAATGCTTAAACAGCAAAAAACAGAGGATAAATAGTTAAAAAAGTAAAATGGCAGCAACTCCTGCAGTAAATATAACAATACCTCAAGGTGCAGATTTCAGTCAGGTTTTTACCGCAAAAGAGACTGATGGTTCTGTAAGAAATTTAACGGATTATACTGGTTCTGCTAAGATTAAGAAGCATCCAGGTTCATCCTCTTCTAGCGACTTTACTGTTGGTATTACGAGTGCCACTGGAAAAGTTTCTATTGCAATGACTTCTGGAGTAACTGTTGCTCTTAACTCTGGCAGATATTACTATGATATAAAAATTGTGTCTGGTGTTGGCACAGTTTCTCGCCTTGTAGAAGGTATGGCATTCGTCACTGCTGGTATCACAACCTGAGCATTTTAATAAATAAGACAGGAAGAAAAATTCCGAAGTACACCTGTTACTAATAAAATGTCCAAGGATGAGTTGCCGTCAATAGAAGATTTTAATGGAGATGATAATCTCCCCTCTATTAAAGATTTTATTACAGAAGAAAAAGCAGAGGAACTTCCTTCTGTAGAAGATTATGTTGAAAAGAAAGAAGAAATATTAACCGAAGCAACTCAAACGATCGAGGATGCAGACGGAAATTCGTTTACAGAAATAAAAGATATTGTTCCACCTTGGCCAGAACTGGTTAAGATGGTTAATGATGTTAG